ATTAACGTCCCTGCAACTTGATTCAGACCAGAAATAATCCTTTGATTTTCTTCTGGAGTCAGACTTGCTATTCCAGTATAATCATTGTAATATGCATCATCGAACCATACTTCGGAGTTTTGAGCTAACCCCGAAGCTCTAAATCCAAATTTTGCTCGCATTTCAGGAACATTGGCAAATGGTTTAGCACCAGCGTCTTGTTCCTCTTGGCTAGGGGGGTCCCAGTCATAAACTGTATGAAAAATTATTCCTAATTTAGCTCTACGCCACTTTTTAGCAAGTTCACTATTAGCGTCTGTCGTATATGTAATGGTGTTTGGTGTACAGGCCAACATAGATTTACCATCAATTGTAATTTCTTCAAGGTCTTGATTTATAAACAATAAATCGCCTTTTATAACTCCACTAATGCCTAATTTAGGAAGATATTTTAAACACAACTGTAGTTTAAGTGCCAAACCCTCATCGCCATACCAATTTTGAATATCTTTTGGAGTTTTACATAATTTAGGTTCTGTTTTTGCAAAAACACTTTTAGTTCCAACAAAGAACTTTCCGTCCACGGGATCTATCCCACAATGTATAGCTGGTGCACCATCCCATTTTACAGTGACTTGACTAGGTTCACCTTCACCTACTGCTAACATGGCTCTTACACTGTTCACGTAATTAAAAGCTTCTAATGCTCCCCAATACCCTTTATTAAAGATTTCATCTTCGAGATGCTCTAAATGTGTAGCTTGATCTTCTGCACCCTCAAGCAACAACCAAGCCGGGGTTTGATTTTTAATCTCGAATAGTTTCATATTTTATTCCAAAATCCCTATTTGCTTTCATTGGTGATACGTTTAAGACCCCTAGAAAACTTAGTAGAATCCTGAGATCTTATACTGTTAATTAGCCGTCGTTCTAATTCGTCTGCCTGTTCTGAATCGTAGTTTTCTTTAATAAAATTTATTAAATTAATAGTGCCCTGTATTAGATGACTGGCTTTGGATTCTACTAGGTTGTGCTTATCTTTAACTAATCGCAAAGAATCTAATTCATCTAATATACTACGTGTTTTTCTTAACAAAATACAGTCTCCGGCCAGATTAAATTTATTTATTTAAATAGCCAGAATAAAATTCTGCAACTTCTGGAAATGTTTTAACCCAACTAAGATTTCTAATTTTATCAAATTTGTCTAAGTATTCTATCATTCTTTTAATATGGGCCGCTATTTCCTGCCAGTTATTGTCTAGTACTGGTTTAATTTCTTTGTTGAGATTTTGATAATATTTTTCTGTTATAAAATTTACGTTTAAGTTATCATTCATAGATAATTGAAAATTATAATCAATGGGATCGCCCAGTCGATTAGTACTAAAATCGTTAGCTGCCCATTTTTTTACTTCATCAAAAGAATACAGATTCAAAGGATTAATTACTTCTTGTATCATAAACATTACATTAACCGGTAATTTTTCTTTATATTCCGTTAAATTGTCAAGTAGATGATTCCATTTAGCTGGCCAACGTAAATATTCAAATTTATCTTTTGTGCCATCTATACTAATAATAAATTTAACTAACCTAAATTTTTCAATTATACGCAAATGTTTTTCGTTTAATTTTTGTGTTCCATTGGTATTGATAGCCATATCAACTTTTTCAACTGCATTAGGTATTTTGTGTAAGATCAGGTCTGCAATTTTCCAATATGCGTTACTAATCATCGGTTCACCACCACAAAACTGAATAGTGGTTAAATTAGATAAATCTAAATTATCTATAACATCAACTAATTGTTCATATGTCGAAGTATTGTCATATTTAAAGGATGGTATTTTATTATCAGATAAATGTTTTTGCCAAAATGTGCTAGCGTTTGGACCGCAATTTATGCAAGCTAAATTACAACTTCGATCAAATAAAAAATCGATTCTGGAAGGGCCACTTACGTTTTTGTTAATACCCAATCTTTCTATCATTGAATTTCGAAAACTTTTGTATTGGCCATTTTCTAATCGTTCACACTCCCAACATCCTTCGTCCCACACATTATTGTCATTTTTATTCCTTAATTCTAATAGCTCTTTAGATAACCATATTTTTTTAGGATCAACAACATACGTAAGAGACCGAGTACTTAAACAACATTGATTGAATGCTAATTTATTTTCATTATTTTTAAAATTAATGTTTAACCCTGCATGAATCATTGGACAATATAAGTTTTTCATTAATTTTCTCTTTTTAATCCGGCAAGCATTTGTTTTAATTTATTGCTCTGTACTTCAACATCTGTTTTCCCCACATCTTCTGCAGTGCTCTTAGGTTTTATCGAATTCATGATACTACCGATTTGTGGTTTTACAGTGCCGGGTGTTCCTTGTGCTTCTTCACCGGGATCTGTAATCCGCAAACTTTCCAAATCAAAATCTAAATCAACTTTCATACCAACACCCGAACTACTACGTGTTTTCATTAATTGTATTTGATAACGCCCACGTTCGCGCATAGCTCTACTGGTGAAAATGCCGAACACATTATCTGCAGTATTAATTTTACTGATACCACCGCTAATATGACTGTGGTCAAATTCAATTTCTTCAACTGCACTACGATTAAGCTGACTGGCTGTAATCATTAATATATTAAATTCTTTGGCTAAATTACGAAGTTCTTCACTGACATACTTGTCCTTAACAAACAAATCATTGGGACTAACTTTGGCGCTGACTGGCATGACAAGATCCAAATAATCTACCATGATAAAATCCGCACGTCGATTAGTTTGTACTTCTAGCTCTTTTAAATATGCACGAATTTGATTCACATTGCTTTGTGCTGGCATGTATTTGATCCTCAAACTACCAGACTTTTTACCCGCCATCTTAATTTTCATTTCCAATGTATCAAGGTCTTTGAATATCTCTCTAGTGCTGACATTGGCAACCATACTGTCCATACGCATGGCACACAGTTCTTCACTGAGTTCTAAAGTAAGAAATACTCCATTAAGTCCTTGACTGATCCAATTAATAGCAATATTCTGCATGAATAGACTTTTGCCTGACCCTGACCCACCCGCAAAAATATTCAGTTCACCTCGGTTCATTCCACCAAACAGTCTTTTATCTAAAGTAGGCCAACCTGTTGTAACTTGTCCATTAGAGCTTTTAATTTTTAACAACCTGGTACGAGGATCAGCAAAATAGTCTGTGCCCATGTCTTTGGTCAGACTAATTTGTACTGCATCCTTGATTAATTTCTCTACTGGATCGAATTCGCCTTTTTCGATCATGTCTGCGGCTTTTAAAATAGCACGTTCCAGTTCTTGTTTTTTAGTAAAACTTTCAAACTCTGACATGAACCAGTCATAATGATTTTCACCTAGATCAGGAATGGGTTTTAGTTCAGTTGTAGATACAGCTCTAATTTGATCTAGTGTAGGCATAGCTTTATGCTTGTCCACGTGTTCTTTGATAAATCTAGCTGCTTCTCTGAGACTGCGATCAAAGTTCTCTGGATTATAAATGTTTTGCACCCTGATATAACTTTCAGGATTCTGCTGCATCATTTCTAAAAATAATTTTTGTAACTCTGTGCTATATTCTTTATTCATATTTTTTTGAAATTAACTGGATTTTTACGGGATTAGATTCGCTAGCTTCCAGAATAGTTTTGATCACAAACAATTTACCATATTTAACTAATGCATCTGCAATGTCTTTTACTTGTTCTGCCCAAACAGGGAAACTAACCGACCATCCGTAGTCTATTGCGCATTTTACTAATTGTCGACCAGGCCAAACTTGTTTACCTTGTTTGTTTTCATGTCTATCAAAATCAGGAACTACAATAACTTTTTTGCCTAAAGCCTCAATAAGTTCTGCCTGTTGCTCACTGATGTTGTTACTCAATACCGCTACACCATCTACTGCCATTGCATCAAATGCACCTTCGCACACTATTACAAATTTATTGTCGTAATGTTGTTTGTCTAAATTAAACACAAACTGACTGGGATGATCGCTATGGTATTTAGGTTGTATACCATCTACAAATGTTCTGGCAGTATACCCTACAATTTTCTTTTTATAATGAAAAGGTATAATGACTCTATGACTTAATTTATTTTCTACTTCGGGGCTCCAATAAAATTCATACTGTTGCATATCAATTTTTCGTTGATACACATAATCGACTGCATTGACAAATTCTCTTGGAAAATTTTTATCTGCTAAATGATAAAACTCCGCTATGGCCATAAAACTTAACGCTTCATTTGGTAATTTGCGAGCAGTGAACGTTATTTCTTCTTCGACTATAGGTTTGATGTCTTCGGGTTGAATTAAGTCTTTGATCCTCAGCGCCTCAACTACTAGTCGTTGTATTTCGTTGACATCTGCACCCAACCAATTGAGAAATTTTCGATATTTGAAACTCAGTGGTCTGCCGGGTTGATATCCAGTCTTAAATCCACAGTTAAAGCAGTGCCAGCTTACTCCGCCGTCTGCGTTGACTATTAGTCCGCCACGTCCTCTTGTATCTTGATTGTCACCGTTGTGAATACAACAAACAGCATTACCCGACAACCAACCAGACTGGGACTTTTTAGTTTTACGACTGTGAGTCCATAATTGCTGCGTATAATTTGCTACTTCATGTATCAAGACGAGTGACTTTCCAGTTGTTTTGATCTTTTCTTTTTCTTACGGTTACTGTGTTAGTATAACACTTTCTGTAAGCAGAAAACAACTGCCAGTAACTTACTTTTAGCTCATTTTTGTACTGTTCGGCAAAATCTTTCAAACCAATATTAGTAGTCCAAACTTTTCCTTCTGGTGATTCAATTCTGTATGATCCCTTGTGCGACTCACTTTTGCGTTGTTTAGTCTCGAAAGAATCTAGAAAAGTTTGATATCTTTTCTTTTGACCAACACTACAATTTTGACTTCTTGATTGTTTCTTTTCTTCTGACATTGTAGCATGATGTTTTAGTGCATTGTTTCTTGCACATACCGAATCAACCCCTTCGCCACCGGTTGTCATATTGTATCCAATCTCAACTGAGTTGTAATGCGAGATCCAATATATTTCTCTGTTGTTTAATTCTTCTTTGGTCCACTCATCGTTTCTTTCAATAATATCAAACTGCATAGCGGACCACGTATATTTTCTAATAGCGTTTACTATTTTTCTATCTGTAGTATCTTTATGTTCGAGTAAACTGTACCAATACTTCTTTTTATTGTAGCTGACTTTCGATTGTCCGATATAATGTTTGCCGGAAGGGGAGGTTATCATATAAATGTACTTCATACATTTATTTATCAACTAACAGTTAAAACAAATATTGTCAGGTGGTAGTATACTCAGCGTGTAATCTTGAACCGCATTAAACATCAGTGTAGTTTATATGAATATTTGATAAAAATCAAATAGTTTGGTGTTCGTTAAATTTTAACGTACAAACCAGTAACCGCCGTATTAGTCGAGAAGAACTCTAAAATATAACTTTGATCAGCAGCAGCTGAAACAGTAGTGGAACCTGTGCTGGTATGGTTAGCACTAATATTGCCAAGACTTAATGTATCTGTACCAGACCCGCTGCCTTTTTGTGCAATTAATCTAACACTGCGGCCAGGAATAAAGTTTGTATAAGCTACGTTCAAACCATTGTTCCATACGCATACAACAATATCATCCGTGGTAAAATCTAAAGTTACTGTACCAGCATCTGCAATAGTACCTGCATTTCGTATTGTGTGAGTGTAATGTCCCGAAAATGCACCTGTAATGTTAATATTACCAGCTGTTATATTGCCGGTCACTGCCGCGGCACCACTGACGTTTAATGTTGTAATATTTCCAGTGCCAATGGTTGCTGTTGTGGTAACGGCGTTTCCTAATATACTGCCGGTAACAATAATATTGCCTGCATTCACATTGCCCGAAGTAGTAAACTTGGTAGCTGTAACACCATTGGCCACGGTGACGTTGGCAACATCAACACGAGCACTTGCAGGACTACCAATGGGAGTAACTGTAAATGTTATCGACGATCCTTGTGCTGTGGAAGTTTGATTTTCCAAAGCTGTAGTTCGAATCTGCGCCATGGCCACGTTGCCAACATTTCCGCCATTAAGATTTGTAGCTGCTGTAGAATTAATACGTAACACATCTTGCCCTGCAAGGACCTGAGTGGGAGCAGCTACATTTCCGTTATATCGACGTGCCACTAAAGCTGTATATTCAGCATTGCCGTCAATGTAAAATCTAGTTGCTACGTTAGGGTTTCCGGTAATATGTAACATAGTACCGGGCAAGCCGGGAGTTATATATCTGCCAGTGTCAGATCCAATAATTTCAACCCCACCTTCGAACGGATCTTCGGCGGGCACAAAAATTTGAAGTTGACCGTCATTCTTGGCTCTAAAAAATGGCTGGGCAGAGTCTATAGGCCCATTAGGTTTATAAAAACCTACACCCCCAACTAAATTAATATTACCAATACCATTGGTGACTAGGTTTAAATTTACATTAGGATTCAATGTAGTGATAGTGGTATCAATAAATGATAAATTACCAATACTCAAAGGCAAGCCGGAGGTATCAATAGTCAGTGTACCATCGAGCCCAACATTTGCGCCTGGTCCAGCTTTAATACCGCCAATAGTAGTATTTGATGCAATAGTATAAGGTACCGGTACGCCACCTGGAGTGGTGCCATCGCTCAGTCGAATAACACCGTTGGCAAAATTGTAGAATAGAATTCCTTCTTCACCAACATAAGTCGGGGCATCTACGCTGTTTACTCGGCTAGCCTTAATTTTACCTATTGCCATTTAATTAAGCATCCAATACATCATTGTCATCGCCAGCGTTATGCATAACTCCAGCAAGACGTTTAATTTCCGCTAATTCATCTTCACCTTTGTCACCTTCATCGGGTCCTGGATCATATCCCGGTTCTCCTTCATCATAATAACTAGAAACATCAACTGCTTTTTTAAGAAGTTCTAGTTTTTGCTGCAAAGGTGCAACCATGGTCTTTGTATCAGTTAAATCCTCAGTTTCAGGCTCAACTTGAACCAAAACTGCACGATTGGGCTGCACTTTGGGCTCAGAATCTTTTTGCAAAGATCCCACTATGTCTAATGCTTGTTTAATAAATTCGTGTGATAGCATGATGTTATGTGTTCAAAAATGTTGTGCTGTTTTGATTTACCGCACTCTGAAAA